TTAAGATCACGCTATACGACGGGCCGTATGGTCCGCCGCGTCCTTCAAGACGCGAGTAACTCCACCCTCATGTACAATTTTGGCGTCCGCCCTATGATATCCGACCTTCTAGGCATTTCACATGCCAGGAGGGTCGTTCTTCAACGGGTTGACTACCTTAAAAGACATGTGGGACAGTACGTACCCGTGAGGGTACGCCAGAGCTCATCTTCTGATGAGTATACGAGTGAGTACTTTCCCACCTACGCGACGATATTTAAATCGCCGAGTAGGACTCGCTTAACTGCGAGTATGGGAGCGTACTTTCGAGTGAGGGATGATTTAACTCTTGAGGCAAACATCAACGCCTTCCTCCAATATTTTGGAGTTGGGCGTCTTGTGGGCCTCGTTTGGGAGTTAATTCCTTACTCATTCGTCGTCGATTGGGTTACCAATGCGCAAGAGCGGCTTAATAAGCTTACTCAAGTTCATACGTTTAACCCTTACGGCGATTCTCGTGGTTTCGTGGCTTCTCTCCGAACGGAGGATGTTATTTCCGTGAGGCTTTCCTCAGGGGTCATCCACGTTTGGTCCGCTACGATTCCCGAGAGTTTTTCTGGTACCGAGCTTGCCTCGGTTGTCAATACCAGATACACTCGCTTTCTGGACGTTCCAGAGTCCCGAACCCTGTTTGACTTGTCAGGTTTCGGTCTTCCGCAAATAATCAACGGAGGTAGCCTGCTAATACAGCAGCTACTCAAAAATCGTTGAATCAAGCACAAACGAGGTTTTACCTCATTCATGGAGCTGTAAATGGCCGCCGAATCTCTCATCGTCACTTCCAGTGACGGTACCACGGACCTTACTTTCTACAAGGTTTCCCAGAACGCCTACGCGTCGCGCTTTGCCTACGATGGCAACGATGCGACAAATAAGCGATACATCGACATCGACCATAAAGTCGGTGCGATCGGGAGCCTTGCGAGTGACGTCCACACGGTGACGTATCGCCATGAGGCACTTGACCCCGACACCCAACGCGTAAGCGTTGCGAAAGTGTCGTTCCAGGTCACGGTGCCCAAGGGCGATTCAATTACCGTGGCGATGGTAGGACTTGGCATTTCCTACATCGCGAGCCTCTTCCGGCATACTTTCATGCTGGGCTTCGTGCTGGGTCAGACGCCAACCGGTGACTTCAATGTCACCGGCCCGTTCAACCCTCCGCGCATCCCTTAGTGATCGCATGCCCCCCGAAAAGGGGGAGAGGTGTGAGATTCGGATCATTTGCGGCTTGGAGGGATCCCATTTTGGGTGACCTTAATAGGTTCCAAGTCCGATATCTCGAGCTCCATCGTGCCTTATTGCTCGATGGTGTGTCGTTTGGTCTCTTTGATTCCTTTCCTGAACGTGATTTCCTCACGGTTAGCCAACGGCTAGCCAATGAAGGAGACAGCTTTGTTCGAATGGCCCTACCAACACTTGGTAGGGCGTTTGATCGAGCTCTAGTTTCGGGCACCTTTCAGTGCCCGGAGCAATTTCGTAGGAAGAATCGAACTAGGCTACCGCTTCTCTGGTTCACGGTCTTCGACCGTGTTCTAGATAGCGATAGCGGGACCTTGCGACCCCAACCTTGTGTCCGTTCCATCCAGTACCTAAGACAAATTCTCCTTTTGGACTCAAAAATCGACTATCCGTCGACTGTAGTCCAGCAGGAGACTGCCTTAAGGACGTTCGCTGACTGTCAGGCACGCATGCGTGCCCTAAAGCTCGACGTCTCGCACCCCGTAATGGAGCGTGCGCGTGATCTGATATCACATGTACTGGGTCGTCAACCCCTCGATACTCACCACCTTGTTCCAAAACATGGACCGGGTGGCGTTGCTGAGGGTAAGACGAATACTGAAAAATGGCATTTCGACTCATGGCCTCGCAGCCTTGAGCCCGTTTTTCCATTTCTCATGTACGGGAAACCTAATATCCGCCTCGATCCTAAACACTCAGGTATTCCTTTGACACGATCTGTGACAAAGGTATGCCTGGTGCCGAAAGACTCGAGAGGTCCGCGTCTTATCTCTGCTGAGCCTGCTGCTATGCAGTATGTTCAACAGGGGTTATGGCGCGAAATGGAAACGCGTTTTCAGCGTAGCTCCTTATTCTCCTCCTCTGTTGCATTACGCGACCAAGGAAAGAATAGGGAACACTGTCTACGTGCCCACGATCAGGGTTTCGCTACATTGGATCTTTCCAATGCTAGTGACACAATATCGTGCCAGTTGATCTGGTTCCTCTTCGGAGGGATCAGGGACTGGAGACGGGCGCTTTTCCATGCCAGATCTACTCATGCCCGTCTTCCGACGGGAGAGGAGATCCGGCTCTATTCATTCGCACCTATGGGATCAGCTGTTTGCTTCCCGATCGAAACCATTGTGTTTTGGTCGATAGCAGTTAGCTGTGTATCATGGTTCGAAAGAATCGGATATTCGTCCGCTTGCCGACTCGTTTCTGTCTTCGGTGACGATATTATCGTCCCCGTTGACTCAGCGAGTTTTGTTCTCGATATTCTTCGTATGATTGGGTGCGAACCCAGCCCTTCGAAGTGTTGCTACATGACCCCATTTCGGGAGTCATGTGGTATCGAGACATTTAACGGTATCGATGTTTCTATTACTAGGAACAAACAATACCTTTACGGAGAAGCGTTACACATCGAGCAATTCCCGAGCCTCTTATCTTATAACCAGTCGCTTTACGCGTCTGGCTATAAAGAGGCCTCTCGCTTCTTTTTAACATTACTCAGGCGGTTAACACCGACTGCTAGTGTTGATGAACGGTGTTCATCTTCTTTCCTAGCTTGTGGCCCCTATTCAAAGGGGGGTCTCAAAACTAGGTGGAACGATAAACTTCACCGCTTTGAAGCGTATGTTCCCGTCCCTCGTCAGAGGAGCGAGAACTGGGAGTGCCCGCAAGATAGGCTTATGGCCTCTCTTGTCGGTGCACGCACTTCTGACCGGATGGC